ACACAGCTATTACTTATACACAAGCAGTTGACGAGTTTGTTATATCTTGGGATGATTCAGGATACGGCACTGGTTGGAATGGTTATCTTACAGACGATATGAAAGATGCAGACGATGTATATGGCGCAGGAGCTTACATCATGCAACACGGGTCAGCTTCCTCTAACATGTAGGAAACATTATGATAGAAGATGCAGAAGTTAAAGTTGGTGGGTTTACTTTTAAAGGGTGGTACATAGCTGCTGCCCTGCCAATACTAGGATCTCTTAGTGGCGGTATATATTACGGATATGACACACTACAAAGGTTCTATGCTGTAGAATCAGGTATTGAGACAGTAGTAGAAGCTTCAGGCAAGTTTAACTCTAAGTCTAATGAACTAAGTACACGCATTCAAACAGTTGAATCTAGTCTAAATGTAGATATACAAAGTGTACACGCAGACTTAACAGTTAAATCACAGGATATGGAAGCTGATCTTAGCTCTCGTATTCAAGCAATAGAACAGGCGGTAGCAGATAATGACGTTAGAGGTCTTAACACAAGGTTGTCAACGATTAGCACACAGATGCAAACAATCTTGGAACAACAGAAAGAGTTGCTTGACTTACGTAGTCAAGTTGAGAGATCTACTGGGATCACTGATAGTCTGGGTGATAAGCTTAACGAATACCAAACTGAAATAGATGATATATGGAAAGCATATGATTCTCTCGTGGATAACCCACTATAAGGAAAGCCAATGGCACGTAATTTAACCCCAAACCAACAAAAGTTTCTCGAAGTCTTGTTTGACGAGGCAGGTGGAGACGTGGTTTCAGCAAAAAAGATAGCAGGATACAGTGAAAATACACCTACGAGACTTATTGTCGAATCTCTCAAAGATGAAATTGCCGAAGCTACCAGAACGTACTTCTCTAGGACTGCGCCAAAAGCTGCGATGGCTATGGTCAATGCTTTGTCTGATCCTACGGAGCTTGGTATCAAAGATAAAATGGCTGCTGCAAAAGATCTACTTGATCGTGCAGGGCTTGGTAAAGTGGAAAAAGTAGATGTATCATCTTCTGGTGGGGGTATATTCTACCTTCCACCTAAAGAGGGTAAGAACGAGTAGCCTTGTCTGAATACGATTATGACAGGGACTTCGGTTTCTGGGAGTTACCTAAACCTAAAAAGAATGATAAGGTTTGGCATCCAGTAGTTAGAGTAGCGGCTCGTGTTGTACCTTTTGGTTATGAGATTGATCCAGACAACGAAAAGCTGTTTCAACCTATACCTCACGAACTAGAAGCATTACTGCTTGCAAAGAAGCATTTAAGGCAGTATAGTTACAGGGAAGTGGCGAACTGGTTAACAACACAAACAGGTCGTTCTATCTCCCATGTAGGTCTAAAGAAGAGAATAGCCATTGAGCGAAGACGTAAAAAAGCAGCTAATATTAAACGCAAGCTTGCCAAAAGGCTCGAAGAAACCCTTGCGGAAATCGAAAAGCTCGAAAAAGGTGTCACAGGCTACTACACCACCAGAGAAGATACAGACTAGCCCAGCGCAGGTTAAGGCTGAGCCATACAACATAGAAGAAGCTCAAGACGTTGTATTCAAGCCTAACCCTGGACCTCAGTCAGAGTTTCTATCTGCGTCAGAACGTGAAGTACTATATGGCGGCTCAGCAGGTGGAGGTAAAAGTTATGCCATGCTTGCAGACCCTCTTCACGGGTTAAATGACCCTAACTTTAGTGGTCTACTTGTACGTCACACTACAGAGGAACTAAGAGAGCTAATACAAAAGTCACAGGAGTTATACCCTCGTGCAATACCTGGGATTAAATGGTCTGAACGTAAATCTCAGTGGACTTCTCCTCAAGGTGGTAGACTATGGATGTCTTATCTGGATAAAGATACCGATGTTACACGCTACCAAGGTCAGGCTTTTAACTGGATTGGATTCGACGAACTTACACAGTGGTCTAGTCCTTACGCTTGGGACTATATGAGATCACGTTTGAGATCTGCACACTCTGATAAACTTGGTTTGTATATGCGTGGAACGACAAACCCAGGTGGTAGTGGACACTCTTGGGTTAAGAAGATGTTTATTGATCCTGCTCCTGCTAATAAGTCTTACTGGGCTACAAACTTAGAGACAGGGGAAACGATAAAATATCCTGCAGGACACAGTAAAGCAGGTCAACCCTTGTTTAAGAGACGCTTTATTCCTGCTAGTTTGTTTGACAATCCATACTTAGCTGAGAGTGGTGACTACGAAGCGATGCTTCTCTCACTACCTGAGCATCAGAGAAAGCAGTTACTAGAAGGTAATTGGGACGTAAACGAAGGTGCAGCCTTCCCTGAGTTTAATAGAGCTATACACGTTGTTGACGATTTCAAGATCCCTTCTAACTGGACACGGTTTCGAGCTTGTGACTACGGTTACGGTAGCCACACAGGAGTTATTTGGTTCGCTGTTGCCCCTGATGAACAACTCATTGTATACAGGGAACTCTATTGTTCTAAAGTTACAGCTTCTGATTTAGCTGATATGGTTCTTGATGCAGAGTCTGGCGATGGTACAATACGTTACGGAGTGTTAGACTCATCACTATGGCACAACAGAGGTGATACAGGTCCATCTCTAGCAGAGCAAATGAACCAGAAGGGTTGTAGGTGGAGGCCATCAGACAGATCAAGAGGTTCTCGTGTTTCAGGTAAGAACGAAATACACAGAAGACTACAGGTAGATGAGTTTACTGAGAAGCCAAGGCTTGTATTTATGGCTTCATGTACTAACACAATAACACAGATACCAGCCTTACCTCTGGATAAGCGTAACCCAGAAGATGTAGATACACACGCAGAAGACCACCTATACGATGCATTACGTTATGGAATCATGACAAGACCTCGTAGCTCTATATGGGACTTTGACCCAGCAAAACAACGAAGTGGCTTTCAAGCTGCAGATAACAAGTTTGGATACTAAATATGGATGAACTATCTTACGAAACAGATGAAGTAACAGCAGCTCAGGATGGCAAAGAGAGTATCTTTGATTCTAAGCCTGATGTAGTAGCTTTCGTAGAGGAACGGTTTAGTCGTTCTGAAGATGCAAGACAAGGCGATGAAGAGCGTTGGTTAAGAGCCTATCGTAACTACAGAGGTTTATACAGCCCTGACGTACAATTCACAGACACAGAAAAGTCTCGTGTATTTGTTAAGGTTACAAAGACTAAAACTCTAGCGGCATACGGTCAGATAGTTGACGTACTATTTGGCAACAACAAGTTTCCACTTACAGTAGATCCTTCTATATTACCAGATGGTGTTGCGGAGTCAGTACATATTAACTTAGACCCTAATGCAACTGCGGCAGGTGATGCTCTTACAGGAGTTACACAAAGCAAACCTGCAACTCCATACTTAATAGATGGTGAAAGCAAGTTAAATCCTGGTGAGACACTATTAGATCTATCTAGGAGACTAGGACCTCTATCAGACAAACTAAGTCCTGTATCTGAAAAGCTTATTGAGGGTGATGGCACTACGCCTAGCACTGTTACGTTTCATCCTGCAATGGTTGCAGCTAAGAAGATGGAAAAGAAAATA